GCTGGTGATTTGCCTGACAATGAAGAAATAAACGCAAATATACCTAGTACGATTATGCGAGTAGTAGAAGATCAGCCGTTTGTAGAACGAGTTAGCCCTTTTGATGTGTATGTTGATCCGCAAGCTACATGTATGGAAGATATAAAATGGATAGCACAAAAAATTGTTGTTCCGTTGGAAATGGCTAAAAAAGATAAACGATACAAACCATCTGTTAGGAAACGTTTAACGTCTTCTTCTATGTACAACACTTACGGAGATGGTAGCTATTCAGAAGATAAAGCAGAATACTTAGATGAACAAGTTGTTATATGGGAATACTATGACAACATGAATAACACAGTTTGTGTTTATGCAGATAACAGTGATGAGTTTCTTGTAGACCCTATACCAATGCCATATGCGTACGGACAACCATTTGTTATGTTACGGAACTATGACGTTCCTGATCATTTTTATCCTATAGGCGACCTTGAATCTATTGAGTCTTTGCAATTAGAGCTAGATAAAACTCGTAGCCAGTTAATGAACGATAGAAAAAGATATGCAAGAAAGTACTTGTACCATGAACGTTCTTTTGGACCTGAAGGTCGTGAAGCATTAGAATCAGATGAAGATGGTAGGCTTGTGCCTGTTGTTGATGAGAATAAACCTCTTACTGAGGTAGTTATGCCAATGCCTCAAATTCCAGTATCTCCTGAAATTTACAACTATTCAAACATAATAGAAAACGATATTAATACAGTTTCGGGTATATCAGAATATGCTCGTGGGGCTATGCCTGAAATACGGCGTACAGCTACAGAAGCAAGCATTATTGCAGATGCTCAAAATGCTCGTGCTGCTGACAAATTAGCTATTATAGAAATTGGTATTTCGCATGTAGCTCGAAGAGTTTTACAACTAATGCAACAGTTTATGACTGGAGAACAAGTTGCTCGCATGAATATGCGAGGAGGAGAAACTCTATGGATTCCTTATTCTAGAGAAGAAATAGTAGGGGAATACGACTTTAGTGTTCAAGCTGGCTCTACACAGCCTATGAATGAAACTATTAGAAAGCAACAAGCTATTTCTTTAATGAACGCTATTGCACCTCTTGTAGGGCAAGTTATTGATCCTTCAGCATTAGCTATGCACATTCTTGAAAATGGATTTAATATCAAAGACCCTGAAAGGTTTATGGTTCAACAACAACCTCAACCTGATCCTGCTGGTGGTCCTCCTGCTGAGGGTCCACCTGCTGGCGGTCCACCTATGCCACCACCTGGCCCACCTGCTCCTGGCCCTGAAGGTGGAGCATTTGCGCCTACTGGTGGAGTTCCTCCTGAGTTGTTAGCTCAGTTGCAGGGACAAATGGGATTACAATTACCTTCCCTTTAGTGGGACACTGTGCTTTACTTATAGGAACAACTTATTATCGAGACTCCTAGGAGGACTTTGTGTCTGAAACAACAGAAGCTATAGAACCCACTAATACAGAGGATACCCTTGAAACTTCTACAGAAGTACAACAGGAACCTGCATATACCGTCAAAGTAGATGGTGAGGAACAGCAGGTCACCCTTGAAGAACTTCAAAATGGTTACCAACGGCAAGCGGATTATACTCGCAAAACGCAAGAGGTAGCTGCTGAAAAGGAACGCTTGCAACAAGCGGAAGCTATTGTGTCAGCATTAGAATATGATCCGCATGGGACTTTACAGACTCTTGCTAGGTCATACAATGTAGACTATGGAACACCTCAACAATCTCAAAACAATGACGATTACGAAGAGGCTGATCCTGTTCAGAGTAAAATATCTGAATTAGAAAATAAAATAGCCAAACAAGAGCAAGCGCAGAGAGTTCAGCAAGTAGAGCGAGAAGTTAAAACTTTGCAAGAAAAATATGGAGAGTTTGACAGGCAAGAACTATTAAACCATGCGTTGAAGAACGGTATACCTAACCTTGAGGCTGCGTATACTCATCTTCGATTTAATGAGGTAAAATCTACAGCGGATAAATTATCGCAAGAACAAGAGATTACCAATAAAAAACGTGAGGCTGCTGTAGTTACGCCTGGAGGGTCAACCCAACAGGGAACCGAAACTGAACCTACTCCTAAAGTTACTTCACTTAGAGATGCTTTCGCTTTAGCAAAACAACAGTTAAACAATTAACCTCTAAGGAGATAAGAATATGGCGGGTAACGCTAATTTTGATGAAATTCTTACCACGACCTTAAACAACTATGTACCTCGCTTAGTTGACAACATTTTCACAGCTAGACCTTTGTTCTACGCTTTGACAAATGGTCAAACTATTCGACGTATTAGTGGTGGTGCTAAGATAGTTGTTCCAGTAATTTATGGAACGAACTCAACTGCTGGTTCATACAGCGGAACAGATACTATATCCACAACTGCTCAAACAGGCATTTCTGCTGCTGAGTACAACTGGAAACAGTATGCTGCAACTGTAACAATCAACGGTATAGAAGAAGCAAAAAATAATGGTGAGGCACAAATCATTGACCTTCTAGAAGGCAAGATTTTCCAAACCCAAGAAACAATAATTGAAAACATGAACTCCATGTTCTATGCAGACGGTTCTGGTAACAGCGCTAAAGACTGGATGGGCATTGGCGGTATTGTTGGAACAAGCAACGATGGACCTAGCGCTTCAGCTATTGGTGGCATTGACGCATCAGGTTCTAACAACACATGGTGGAGATCATCAGTTACTAACGTAGGTAGTAATCTAAGTGTGGCTGCTATGGCAACCATGTACAACAATGTTTCTGTAGGTAACGATCAGCCAACGATCATCATTACAGATCAAGACGAATACGAAAAGTATGAGTCTCTATTAACAAGCAACATTCGGTACACAGATACTGACATGGCTGACAGCGGGTTCCAGAACCTTCTGTTCAAAGGTGCGCCTGTTACGTTTGACTCAGATTCAAACCTAGATGGCAAAATGTACTTTTTGAACACGAAGTATCTACAACTTGTTGCTCATAGCGATGTTTGGTTCAAACCAACACCGTTTGTACGCCCAACTGCACAAGACGCTGTGTTCTCACAGATTCTTTGTTACGGCGAGCTAACAACAAGCAACAGAGCACGACAAGGTTTGCTCGTTGGTCTAACAGACTAAGTTGCTGATGGGTAGAGGTTACGCTTACGCACATAAAGCTGGTTCACGACCCTATGGTCAACCAAAGGAAAACTTTCGAGAAAGTACTCCTAGACCTGAAGGAGTTGGACCCTCACGGAATGTCCGACAAGTCATGGACACCAGCGTAATGGAAGCGGAACCTACACCTACAGTTAGCACATGCAAGTCACTAACCCGTAGTGGGGAAGCCTGTAAAGGGCGACCCCCTGCGGGAAGTGATCTTTGCACATTCCATACGAACAGGGAGTAACTATGCAAATTCAAGAAATGCGAGCTTACATTCGAGGTTTGCTTGACATAGACGCTACCGACATTTCAGATGATATACTTAACCGCTTTATAGGCGAAGGCTACGATCAAGTAGTATATTCTGAAAAAAGATGGGGTTTCTATGAAGCAGAAGATACTTTTTCTACCGTTAATGGTACTTCTGATTATGATTTGGAATCTTCTTCGTCTGTTCTTGTAACGAACACTGGAGGGTTGCGTGATGTTGCATCTTTAAGAACAGACGATCATGTTGTTACTTATCTTGGTAGAGATGATGGTGATTTAGTTTATCCACTTAACTCTAATAGCAATGGTGACGTATATTATTTTTCTAATTGGGCTGAGAAGATACGTTTGTATCCTACTCCCTCCTCAGCCCAAACTATTTATGTTCGGGGATATAAGAAACCTACTGCGTTTGGTGTAGGTTCTACTGATGGTACTTCGCCAACTGATTTCCCTGAGCCTTTCCATATATTGTTTGCGACCTATGGTGCTGCTCGTGCGTATGAACAGCAAGAAGACCCTGGAATGGCTCAACAGTATTATTCTATATTTGCTAGAGAGCTAGATAATTTAAGGGCTAGACATATAGACGTTCCGACTCCACAACCGCTAATTTTGAACAGGCGCAATACTTCTAAGTTGAGATCGCAGTCTTTTATGCCTGACCGTTTACGTTATAGCTGGGAGTAGCCTATGGCAAAACAAGGCTACAAAACAGAAGTTCTTGAGAGTTTCTCTGGTGGGTTAAATTTTAGAACAGATCAGTTTAAC